GACGAGGACGTGAATCCGCAGACGCCGGTCAACAAGCTTCCCTCGCACGAGGCGATGCTGGACCTCGCATCCATTGATCCGCTCGTGCTGCGCGAGATGGTCGGCGCCGAGTTCTCCGACGAGATGGAGGAAGAGGGGGCCGAGAACTCCTGGCGGCTCGATCTCCGCCGGACCAATCGCGGCAAGATCGTGGACACGATTCAGAACTGGGATCTGATCACCGCCAACGACCCGGCCTTCAAGCGTCTGTACTTCAACGAGCTCACCCTCATGCCAGAAGCCGACGGCGACCTGCCGTGGCGGACCGTTGACGACGGTCACCGGATCATCACTGGGTCGGACAAGAACGAGTTCTGGTTCTACGTGGAGCGGGTGTACGGGATCAAGGCCGCCAAGGGCCTCGTCGAAGCTCTCGTCGACACCACCGCTGCTCGGCGCCGACGGAACCCCGTTCAGGAGTACCTGCGGTCCCTACACTGGGACGGCAAGAGCCGAATCGAGACCGCGCTGCCCGGCGTCAAGTCCACCATCTACACCCGTATGGTCGCTCGGAAGGTCCTCGTCGCGGCAGCCGCGCGCGCGCTCGACCCCGGCTGCAAGTGGGACCACACCTTGGTCCTGTTCGGGAGCGAGGGGCTCGGGAAGACGCTGTGGATCGAGCGGATGTCGAAGGGCTGGTCGTCTTCGCTGGGACCCCTCGGGAACAAGGACACCCTGCTGACGATGCAGATGTCGTGGATCGTTACGGCGGACGAGGGCCACTCGCTCAGGAAAGCAGACCACGACGCCCAGAAGGAGTTCCTCACTCGGACCCACGACGTCTTCCGAATGCCGTACGACCGGGAGACCCGGCGCCACCCCCGGCACTGCGTGATCTGGTCGACGACGAACGACGAGATCTTCCTCCGGCGGCAGCAAGGGAACCGGAGATTCCTGGTGGTGCGCTGCCAGGAGGAGGTCGACTTCGACGCGATGACGGAGGAGTACGTAGACCAGGTCTGGGCAGAAGCCGTCCGCCTGTACGAACGGGGCGAGCCGCTCTATCTGGACATGGACGAGTCGCTCATGGCCGCGCTCGAGCGTGACCAGTTCGTCGAGGAGGACAGCCTGCTCGGGCAGATCCAGGCGTACCTGGAGATCCCGGTCCCGGAGAACTGGGACGACATGACCAAGGGGCAGCGAGCCGAGTGGCGAGCCGGGGTGGACCAGGGGTTCGAGAAGAAGGGCACCCGGCTCATCAACCAGGTCTGCTCTGCACAGATTCGTGAGGAGGTCCTCGGGCTGCGGGGCGGCGGCCCGCACTCCCGGGTCGAGCTCCAGGAGATAACCGAAGCGCTCAAGAGGCTCCCAGGGTGGACGACGGGTCCGCACGGGTGGTTCAAGCCGTATGGCACCCAGCGCACCTACATCCGGAAGGGAACCGAGGAAGAGTGAAGCACATCGCCCGTATCGCTGAGCAGTTCACGATGAGCCTGGAGGAGACGCCGCCTGGCGCGGACCCGTGGTACATCGACTGGGCGATCAAGAACCCCCGGCGGATCTCCGACAGCGTCACCGCTGGGTGGTACGCCTACCGTTCGCTCCTGTCGGTGTACGAGCCGGGCGAGATCCGTAGCTGCTGGGAGCCGTTCGGCGGGATCGGGGCGCAGTCGCTCATCATCCGCCATACGTTCCCGCACCTCGACCCCCACGTGGTCGGGGAGTACACCCAGCTCGCCTCCCAACACCTACGCCGGGTGCTGCCACCGGAGGTCTCGGTCCAGCTCCAGGACGTCTACGCTGACAACGTCGACAAGCCTGCCGACCTCGTCGGCCTCGACTTCGGGGACCTGACCTGCTGGAAGACCAGGGAAGGGCAGCCGCACCGCGCCCTGCTCGACCGGGTCTTCGCCCGCAGGCCCAAGGCTGTCGTCCTCACCGACGTAGCGGGGCCGCGCCTGGGGCTGCACCGAGCTCGATACGAGGCACTCCTAGGAACCGGGACCTGCGCCACCTACGCGACGTACCTGCCTGCGTTGGCAGATCTTCTCGAAGAGCTCTTCGAATACGTGGTCATCGCGGGGTTCTACCACCACGGCGCCGGCAAGATGGCCATGGTTCCCCGCGATGCTGGAGACCGCGGAGTCTTCGTTCCTGTACCGCCTTCTCCAGTAGGTCTCGAAATCTTCTAGCCGTCTCCAGAACACTCGGATGTAGGACCGTTCTACACGCTAGGCTGAACCCGTTCGAATCGAAGGGAACCGGAAGGAACCGAACCATGAGCATGAAGGCACTCGCCAAGGCGATCAAGGGCAAGAACGTCGACAAGTTCGAGACGGGAACCGTCGTCCGCTGGGTCGCCTCGGAGCAGTACAACTACGCCGCGATCAAGGCCGACAATGGGAAGTGGTACACCACGGCTGCTTCGTTCAACACCTACGTCGGCCAGATCGTCGACTTCGACGGCCTCTGCGAGATCTTGTCCCGCAGCGAGGTAACCGACATCCAGGTCTCCGAGACCTGGCTGAACGTCGAGTAGCTTCCCCACCAGGGCGGGCCGGGGTCGAACCCGGCTCGTCCACGCAGTATCACAACAACCGATCGGATCCTGAAAGGAACCGCGATGTACATCGAGATCCACCACAACACCACCGATGGCCTCACCGACCAGGACAAGGCCATCCTCATGGCGCTGGCCGGAGTCGAGTCCGCTGGCTCTGCGCCCGTCTCCGCCCCTGCCGCGTCCGCCCCGGCCAAGGCTGCGGCGAAGTCGGGGAAGAAGGCGGAGAAGTCCGCTCCCGCCCCCGAGCCGGAGGAGGAAGACGAGGACCTCGTCGGTGGCGACAGTCCGACCATGGAGGACGCCGTGGCCCGCGCGACCGAGCTGGTCTCGAGCGGTCAGGCCGCCAAGCTGAAGGCCGCGCTCAACAAGGCCGGGGCCAAGAAGGTCTCCGAGCTCAAGCCGGGAGACATCGCCGCCTTCCTCGACGAGCTCGCCTGACGGTTCGACGGCAACAGGGAAGAGAGCAGACCATGCCAGGGAAGCACGCGGTCCTGTCGCCGTCGTCCGCTGAACGGTGGATCTCCTGCCCGGCATCGGTGGCCCTCTCGGCCACCGTGCCGGCGCAGGAGGAGTCCACCTACGCCCGGGAGGGCACCGCCGCCCACGCGCTGGGAGAGATCAAGGCGTCGCTCGCTCTCGGGAAGATCACGCGGCGGCAGGCCGACCGGCGAACATCCGCGTGGGCTGGGGAGTTCCCAGAGTATGCGAACCCGGAGACCCTGCTCGAGATGGGGCGGCACACCGACGCCTACGTTGCTCTCATCCTCGAGCGCCGCGCCCTCTACCCCAACTCGCAAGTCCTCCTGGAGCAGCGGGTGTCTACCGGACTGCCGGACGGCGGCAAGGGGACGTCCGACACGGTGATCGTCAGCCCGACCCACATCGAGATCATCGACTTCAAGTACGGGCAAGGGGTCCCTGTCGAAGCTCACGGCAACCCGCAGCTTCGGCTCTACGCCTTCGGTGCGCTGCTCGCCTACGGCGATCTCCTGGGCGACACCGAGGTGGTCCGTATCACTGTCCACCAGCCCCGGCTCGACCACATCCTCACCGAGGAGATCACCCCGGACGCGCTGCGGGAGTGGCACGCCACGGTCGCCCTGCCTGCGGCCGAAGAGGCACTCGGCGACGACGCGCACTTCAACCCGTCGGTGGCGGCGTGCAGGTGGTGCCCGGCGTCGGGCCGCTGCCGGGCGCAGCTAGAGGCGGTCTTCGCCGAGGACTTCGACCAGCAGCCGGACTCCCTAGAGCCGGAGGAGATGGCCGAGGTGTACGGGAGGCTGCCGTTCATCCGGGACTGGCTGAATGCCTTCGAGGAAGCCGCGCTCGACACGGCCTACACCCAGGGGAAGCCGCTGCCGGGGTACAAGGTCGTCCTCTCGGGCGGCAAGCGGTCGGTGAAGGACAACCAGGCCGCGCTCGACGCTTTGGTCGAGGCGGGGTTCAGCGAAGACGAGGTCGCCGTGTTGAAGGTGAAGGGCATCGGCGACCTGGAGAAGTTGCTGGGGAAGGAGCGATTCGCCAAGCTGCTCGAGCAGCCCGGCATCGTACAGAAGAGCGAGGGCAAGCCCGCCCTCGTTCCCGAATCAGACAAGAGACCCGCAGTCTCCCCCAATGGCGAGGCGGCACGTGTGTTCGCGACAGCGGACGGAGAGGACCTGTTGTGAAGGTCAGCATTAGCACCACCGTGGAGGTTACCGACGAGCAGCGCGAGATGCTCGCTCGTGTCCTGGACGGCCAGGGCGCCCGCAAGCGCAAGGCGACCCGAGACGAGTTCCGAACCTACATCTGGTCCCATGGCGAGGACTGGGAGATCACCCTGTCTGATCAGTACGCCGAGGAGTCGGGCACGGCTGCCCCGACCGAGGAAGACGAGGACCTGCTGGGCAACGACCTCACCCAGGAGGAAGCCGACGACGAGTTCGGGGACCTGATCTGATGGACCCGCGACCGACCTGGAACGAGTGGGGGCTCGAGCTCGCCCGCACCGTGGCCCTCCGAGCCGACTGCACTCGTCGCCAGGTCGGCGCGGTCCTGATGGACCGGCAGCACCGTATTGTGGCCACTGGCTACAACGGGGCTCCGGCTGGCGAGAAGGGGTGTCTGACGGCCGGAGCCTGCCCCCGTGGGCGGATGTCCCAGGAACAGGTCCCACCCGGCTCCTCGTACGACACAGGTGCCGGGGCCTGCATTGCCGTTCACGCCGAGCAGAACGTCGTCATCCGGGCATCGTGGCAGGACATGGCGGGGGCAACCCTCTACGTCACCGATACCCCCTGCGACGGCTGCTGGAGAACCATCCGAGCCACACCGATCTACCTGGTGGTAACGCCCGCGCTCGACGGGGCAGAACCCACCATCCACTGGAACCGGAGGAACCGATGAAGATCTACCTGGCTGCGCCGTACGCAGCGCGCGACTTCCTGAAGGAGAGGGACCTCCCCTTCTGGGAATCGGAGGGCCACGAGGTGACGTGCGGGTGGGTGAAGGGCACCCGGCCTATCGGGGCCGATACCCTCGGCGCCTCCGTGGCTAGCAGCGAAGACGAAGTCCGGCAGCACTCCCTCATGGACCTCGCTGATATCGATCGGGCCGAAGCCCTCGTCCTCTACACCGCGCGGTACATCGTGGAGCAGACAGGGCTGGACCCAGTGGCCCACAACCTGAACAGCGGAGGACGGCACGTCGAGGTCGGATACGCTCTCGGGCAGGACAAGCCTGTCGTCGTCATCGGGCCGCTGGAGAACATCTTCCAGCGCGGCCTGTGCGTGTGGGCCTACAGCCTGCCCAGCGCAGCCGAGGCCCTGAACCGGATCGAAGCTACGGCCGAACCACGCCTGTACTGAACAACCGAAACCACCACCCAGGAGGAACCAACATGCCACGACCGACCGACGATGAGATCGAAGACCAGATCAGCGACGCGCTCGAGGCCCAGAACCAGGGCAGTCGCTGGCCCGGGATGTCCTACGAGCAAGGGGTAGAGGCCGCGCTGCGGTGGGCTCTGGGCGAAGAAGAGATCCCTCCGATGAACGACGAAGACGAGGAGGACTGAGGTGGCGACCTCAAGCAAGGTCAAGTTCAAGCTCGAGACCCTCAAGGAGAAGGCGATCGAGTCGATCGACTTCCGTATCGCGCAGCAGCGGCTCCTGGTGGAATCGTTCGAAGACGACGAGGCGCTCGAGCAGCGGGTCGTCGAGTGGCGGGCGCGGCAGGAGGAGAAGGTCTCCGATCTGTTCCGTTCGCTCGGCGACACCGACAACCACAAGCTGTCGAGGTTCAAGATCGACCCGATCCCCGAGATAGACAAGTGGAAGCGCGGCCGAGAGGAGCGCGAGCTCCAGCACCTGGAGGACAAGCGCACCCAGATCCTCGCCAAGAGCGAATCGCTCGTGGCCGACGAGGAGGGGAACATCGCCCTCACCAAGACCCAGCTGGCCGAGTTCTTCGGCTTGTGAGATAGGAAGGAACCACCATGGCACGAAGCGACCTCCCAGAGCCGAACAGCCCCATGCGAGCCCCTCGGGCCGAGAACATCTCGTCCTCGCTGGACAGGATCGACAACGCCATTGAATCGCTCGACGGGATCGTCGGGCGTATCCGGGAGCGCATCTATCCGGTACTTCACCAGCACCACCTCGATTCTGGGAGCATGGAGCAACCGAGAAACGACAAGGAGCCAGACTCCCGGTCCGAATTGAACCAGGCGCTGAGCAGCCGAGCTGATCGGCTCAACCTCATCTTGGCCCAGCTTCACGAGATGGACGAGCGGATCGACCTCTGAACCATCTCCAAGACACGGGCTGGACGCTATTCGAAAAGGGGTAGCGTTCCTCCCGTGCCTCGGTTTTCGAAACCGGGGTCACTCGAAACAACGATACACGATTAAACGATTAAACGATACACGATATAGAAGGAGGCCCCCGTGGCCGAGAACAACCGCTCCACGACCCGCGTGATCACCGGCAAGGTTCGCCTGTCGTACGTCCACCTGTTCGAGCCGTTCTCCCAGGATCCCGACCAGCCGAAGAAGTACTCGTGCGTCATCCTGATCCCCAAGACGGACAAGGCGACGCTCAAGAAGATCAAGGCTGCGCAGCGGGCCGCTGCCGAGGCCGGCAAGGCGAAGATCTTCAACGGCAAGGTCCCGAACAACCTCAAGACGACCCTCCACGACGGGGACGAGGAAGCCGACCTCGAGCGCAACCCGGAATACGCGGGCCACATGTACATGTCGATCAACGCGAAGACCAAGCCGGGCATCGTCGACAAGGACGTGAACCCGATCCTCGACTCCACCGAGGTGTACTCCGGCTGTTACGCCCGCGTCGACATGAACGCGTTCGCGTACAACACCCAGGGCAACCGGGGTGTGTCGTTCGGCCTGAACCACGTCCAGAAGATCGCCGACGGCGACTTCCTCGGGGGCCGAACCAGGGTCGAGGACGCCTTCGACCCGATCGACGACGATGACGACGAGTACGACAGCGAAGACGAGGACGAGGACAGCCTCATCTAGTACACCTGCCGTGGATATCCCCACAGCCTGTCGGTGGGGTACCATGAAGTCCGCACCCCCGCTGGCGACTCTCGGATGCGTCGGACCCGGTTCCCCGACTTCCCGAGCCCCAGCGGGGGTGCGCACGTTAGGAGCCGAAACAAGTGAGCAGTACCCTCTGGATCGACATCGAGACGCGTAGCCGGGTCAACCTGAAGAAGACCGGCGTGTATCGCTACGTTCGGTGCCCTGACTTCAAGATCCTAATGGCGTCGTGGATCCTCGACGACGGTCCGACGATCACCTCAACGACCTACGACGACATCTACCGGATTCCCGGCCTGTGGGACCCCTCGGTTCGTAAGGTCGCCCACAACGCGCCGTTCGAGCGCGTCTGCTTCTCGGAGTTCGCCGGGCGCCTCGGCATGGACCTGCCGACCCGGTACCTGCCGCCCGCCGAGTGGGACGACACGCTCGCCATCGGCGCCGAGCAGGGGTTCCCCAAGTCGCTCGCCGACATGGCCAAGCGGCTGGAGGCAACCCCGAAAGACGAGGCCGGGGCAGCCCTCATCAACTGGTTCTGCAAGCCTGCGCCCAACGGGGAGTTCCGCAGGCCGGAGGACCACCCGGAGAAGTGGGCGCAGTTCGTCGCCTACTGCGAGCAGGACACCGAGACCCTGAAGGAACTCGATCTCCTGCTGGCAGCGAGGGGCGGGTGGCCCACCGAGACCGAGCGGGAGGTCTACCTCGTAGACCAGGCGATCAACGACCGGGGCATCGCCATCGACGTGCCGCTGGCGAAGGCGGCAGCCCGCGCAGGCGTAGCAGCGACCCACGACCAGAAGGAGCGGGTCCGCGAACTCACGCTGTGGGAGGTCGAGAACCCCGGCAGCATCCCGCAGATGCACAAGTGGCTGACCTCGCAGGGGTTCACGCTTCCGAACCTGAAGGCCGAGACCGTGGAGCGGGCGCTGCTGCGGGAGGACCTGACCCCCGTCGTGCGGGAGGTCCTCGAACTTCGGCAGGACCTCGCCCTCGCTGCCCCTGCGAAGTTCGGCGCCGCGTTGGAGGCGCAGGTCGACGGCAGGCTCCACGGCACGCTGTCGTTCTTCGGCGCCCACACCGGGCGCTGGGCAGGCCGGGGCACGCAGCCTCAGAACCTCCCCCGCGCCTCTTTCAAGCCGAGCGACGAGGACGCCGAGCACCTGGCGATGCTGCGGGACCTCGACGTGCCGAAGGCCGATCTCGAGGCCTTCGAACGGGCTGCGGTAGACCGGGCCACCGAAGCCGAGATCGAGCGGATCCTCGGCGGAGAGCGCGTCTCCGCCCTCACGCTCAAGAAGGCCGTCCGCCCGATGTTCACCGTCGACGGGGTCGTCGTCGACTACGCTGCCATCGAGGCTCGCGTCATCTCCTGGCTCGCCGGGGAGGAGTGGGCGCTCGAGGCCTTCCGGCTCGGCCGCGACATCTACGTCGAAACCGCAGGCCGCATGGGTGGGCTGACGCGGACGCAGGGCAAGATCGCGGTCCTCGCCCTCGGCTACAACGGCGGGGCGGGCAGCCTCAAGGCGATGGCTACCGACCGGGACTACATCGACGTCGACGGGGAGCAGGTGCTCCTGGCCAACGTCCCGGACGAGGTCCTCTACGAGAAGTTCGTGTGGCCGTGGCGCGACGCCAACGCCCGTATCGTCCGGCTGTGGAAGATGCTCGAGAACCGCTTCCGCAGCGGGGGCGAGATCGGCGACTACCTGCGGTTCGAGAAGGACCGGGGCAACCGGGACCGGCTGCTGGTGCTGCCGTCCGGCAGGCACATCGCCTACCGCGATTGCGGGACCCAGACCCGCCGGAAGTTCAACAAGTGGACCGGCGAGTACGAGAAGAAGCAGGTGCTCACGTTCTGGTCGTCGGCCGGGTACCGCGCCGACACCTACGGCGGGCGCCTCGCGGAGAACGCGACGCAGGCTGTCGCACGGGACCTGATGGCCGAGGCGCTCATCCGGCTCGAGCGGGCAGGGCTGGAAGTCGTCGCCCACATCCACGACGAGATCGTGGTGCAGGGGACCAAGGACGTCGACCTGGTGTCCGAGATCATGTGCGAACTGCCGCCGTGGGCCGAGGGTCTCCCGGTCGACGGCGAGGGGTTCGCCACCTACCGCTACAAGAAGGGATGAGCGAGATGAACGTGTCGGTGCTGCTGTCGTCGGGGGAGACGGACAGCTGGGAGAACGTCGGGTGCGAGATGGACCTGAACCTGGGTGGCAGCCTCGTGGTACGCGAGGATACGGAGAGCGAGGAGGACTCGGGTCGGATCCTGGCGATCTACGCTCCCGGCATGTGGATGAAGGCGGAGTTCGAGCATGAAGACTGAAGTCGCCGCAGGAGTCTGGTGCGTGTCGTGCGAGTTCTTCGAGGTCGAGGATTTCGGCCCGGACAGGTGCTTGGCCTGCGGCTGTCCTAGCGAAGCGCACCTCCCAGCAGTCGTCGTGGCGGAGACCGACGATGCCTGACATCGACATGGCCCTGTCGTATCTGACGTTCGTCGAGGAGAGGCACCGGGCGTACGAGGCGCGGCAGCAAGGCAAGCCGCAGCCGTGGACCGACGAGCCGTACGTGGCCTCACGGAAGTTCACCAACGTCTTCCGGATCCTCGACTTCGGCACCCAGTTCATCATGAGCGACCTCATCGAGCCAGGGCTGTCGGACCGGGACATGCTGCTGCGCCTGTTCCTCTACCGCCATACCGGCAGGGTCGAGGCCTGGCAGTACCTCCCGATCTCCGTGGGGGAGTACCCCACATGGGAGAACCTCGACGACGTGCTCGCTGCGTGGTACGAGTACCGAGGAAAGACCACCCACCGGAAGAAGCCTCCCCGCAGGCCAGGGCAGGTCGGTCGAGGTAACGGGAGCCAGACGTCGGTCTCGGAGCGTCCGCTGTTCACCGGCGCCTACCTCGTGTTCCCGCAGTCGCAGGTGCCAGGCACTGACAAGATCGCTTCGATCGTCGACCTCACCAAGCGTCTGTTCCACCCAGACAGCCCGACCGACTGCGTGCCGGACTTCATGGAAGCTACCACCCAAGCCGACCGCTTCGCGGCGCTGCGCCGGAACAAAGGCGTGGCGGACTTCATGTCGATGCAGATCCTCACCGACTGGGGGTACACACCCAACTGCGGAGTCGACCGGGAGGACGAGTTCGTGGTCCCCGGTCCCGGCGCCGTCCGGGGCGCTCAGGCGCTGTCTCCGGGCCGACCGTTCATGGAGACGCTGCTGTGGGCCGTCGACGCGATGCGGGCGTCAGAGGGCTGCCCTACGCTGCCGACCGACGGCTATGGCGAGGAGTACCGAATGCCGTCCTGGATGGATGTCCAAAACACGCTGTGTGAGTTCAGCAAGTGGGTACGCTTCTCCCAGAAGCCACCGGGCAAGCCGTACCGTCCAACCCACCCAGGACCACAGCCCGCCCCGCTGCTCCCGCAGCACTGGTGAAACGATAGGAACCGGAGGAAATCGATGTACCTCAACTACACCTTCTGGAGCGTCAACAACGCGCTCCCGAGACTGCTTGGTGACATTACGAGTGGGCTCGGGAAGGTCGACGAGAGCCGAGCGGGGAAAACCCTCGAGATGACCCACGTGGGTATCACTCTGACCGATCCGAACCGGAGGGAAATCCTGCTGGACGGCCGGAAGGCGAACATCGCTGCCCAGATCGCCGAGACCATGTGGGTGCTCTCTGGGCGGAACGACATCGAATTCCTCAACCACTACCTGCCGCGCGCCGCCGACTTCTCAGACGACGGGAAGACCTGGCGTGCCGGATACGGACCGCGCCTGCGCTGCTGGCCAGGGGTGAGGGCTGCCGAGCCGGTCGACCAGTTCCGGACCGTTCTAGACCTCCTGCGGAAGGATCCCAACTCCCGCCGGGCGGTCATGTCGATCTGGGACCCGGCGCGGGACTACCAGGACTCGAAAGACATCCCGTGTAACAACTGGCTCTCCTGGTCCGCTCGGGATGGGAAGCTCGACCTCCACGTAGCTATCCGCAGCAACGACATCATCTGGGGCTGGTCTGGGATCAACCAGTTCGAGTGGTCCGCGCTGCTCGAGATCATGGCCGGGCTGCTCGGTCTCCAGGTCGGCTCGCTCCACTTCTCGATCACGTCGCTCCACCTCTACGAGCGGCACTGGGCCAAGGCCGCGAATCTGGCAAAGCTCCGGACGGCCCACACTCCAACTGCGGCTGGGTCCCCCCGGTTCGAGCTCAGCGACTCCCACCGGGTCCTGACGGTGGCGGGGCTCGTGGATGCTTTCGACAACCTGATCAAGAAGTGGTTCGAGATCGAGGAGACCATCCGGAAGGGCGGGGAAGCGAACACTCTGATCGAGACTTTCCCGGAGCCGATGCTCCGCTCTTGGCTGCGGGTCATCGCTTGGTGGTGGAGTGGGGACCGGGAGTTCCTCGCCGCCCTCGAGGGGACCGACCTCGAGCGCGCCTGCGAGGTGGGCGTCCAACCGCCGGAGCGGGAGTTCGTGACCCTCATGGCCGACGAACAGCCCGTGGCCCGGCTGCGGGTCGACCACCCTACGAGTGTCGGTGACCCCGTGTTCAAGCCATCAGAGTTCGTCGAGGAGATCTGCAAGCTGCACCTCGAGAAGCACGCCGCCTACGGCGACTCGTGGGTGAAGCGTGGCGAGCTGTTCTCGATCCTCCCGAATGTCGGCCGCAAGGTCGACCGGCTCGGGGGCGGGGAGACCGCCGACGAGAACAGCGCGGACACGGCTGGTGACTTGTTCGTCTACCTCGCCAAGTACCTGTCCTGGCTCACCGATCCGGACACCGGAAAGGACCCCCGCCTCGCCAACGCGATCATGGTCCGCGCGGAGAAGGAGCTTCTGGGCCGGGCCTTTCCGCTGGACGAAGAGGGCCTGGTGCACGCTTTGAAGACCCGGTTCGAGGACCTGCTCCAGATGGCCGAGGCGGGCGACCCGGAGCGCCGCCACCTGGTCGTGGAGATGCTGAATCGCGCCTACATGCTCGCCTACATCCTCTGGAGCAAGGAGATGGGGAAGGCGATGGCGACGCGAGTTCCGGGAGGCCCGAGCGAGTACCGGGGAGCCGACGTTGACTGACTGGCGTGAGCCGGGCAACCGTCGGGAGATCTTCCAGCGTTCCTACACCCACAGCCTCGTCCACCGGAACTTCCCCGGCATGGTCTACTCGATGATGCCTGCGATCGCAGACGCCCTCGATCTGGACGAGGACGGGCGGGCGTGGTTCGTATGGCTCAACGGCAACACCCAGAACGTGGTGACCTCGCTGCTCCTGCTCGAGGTCGCCCCGCAGCCGGGGGACTGGCGGAAGGCGGTCGACTTCGCCAACGAGCACTTCAAGTCGCTCGAGTGGGACATCGACAGGCGCCACCAGAAGTCCGCGTTCGGGAAGGCGACTGAGGCCTGGTTCCTGGACTACGGGTACCAGCCCGCCGACGGGTGGCTTTCCGCAGCGGAGAAGGGCTGGGAAGCCGTCTGGAAGCACTCCATCGGGCAGCCCTACATGGGCAGGATCTCCGCGTGGTCGATGTACGAGTACGCCCGGATCCTGCTCGGCCCGGCGATCCCCGACGTCGGCTCGTGGTTCCTCGAGGAGGGCAGCAGCCGTTCACACCGGAACTCGCTCTGCATGATGGCCGGGTACGACGATGCGTGGGGGTGGGACCGGGAGCAGGCCGAGATCCCCTTCATGCTGGACTTGTTCCCCGAGTTGGTAGAGCGGGCCGAGGGACTGCTGCTCGGAGCGCAGGCGCGGAACCCCGGCAACCCCGACGTCGTTCGACTCACGATGGAGTCGGCGCTGTGTACCTTCAAGTCGTGGCACAAGCCGAACCGTCGGTACCCGAACGTCTACTCCGACATGATGTACCAGAGGATCAAGAAGTCCGAGGCGCGGCTGGGTCGCGACCACGAGCTGCTCTGGGCTATCCGGAAGAACACGCTGCCGGAACACCTCCGGCTCGAGGACAACCCCGGCGACCCCGGCCTGTCGTCGGTCAAGCAGAACTGGTTCCGCGAGACAGGCGAGGTCCACTACCTGCACGACACGTTCCCCGACATGGAGCCCTCTGGCTTCGAGCGGGCAGTAGCAGCTGGGGAGTTCGGCGAGAGGAAGGACCCGAAATGGGTGTAGACCGCAAGGAGTCGATGACCGTTACGCGGTCGCTGGACAAGACCGTAGTGAAGGTCGTGATCGTGGAGAACGGCGTTACCGTCTCGTACTCGGTGAAGACGTACGAGTCCGCGGTAGCCAAGGGTGCCGAGAACGCCCGCGCTGGGGCGGAGCGGCTGTTGAAGGAGATTTCGGTATGAGTGCTACGATCGAAGGAGTGCGCGAGGCCCTGCGGGGCGGCGCCCGGCTGGACGTAGTTCGCCTTCTCTTCCTCGTAAACTCGAACCACAAGTGGGGTGTACAGGTCTGGAAGAAGGACCGTACGCGGGGTGGAAACGAGAAGTGGACCAAGGTCGTCCTCTTGGTCCCGAACGATGGGGAAACCGTGGGCGACCTCTTGAAGATGCTGGGCGAGATGGTCGAGGAAGAGCAATGAGCGGCGTATCGCTGGTCGGAGTCGACAGCCCTGTCGAGCTCCACGACGGGATATGGGTGAAGCGCGAAGACCTCTACACCGGCCCGTTCGGCGTGAACGGGTCGAAGTGGCGTACCTGGCAGTCGGTGGTGGAGGGGCGCTCGGAGGTCAACATTGAGGTCGTCGTCGGAGCATCAGTCCACGCCCCGACCATGCCCATCGCTGCGGTTGCCTGCGCTATGGCGGACCTCCCATGTACGGTGATCTTGGGCGGTACGACCGTCGAGAAGGCACGGCGGCACCGCTACGTCCAGATCGCCGAGCAAGCCGGAGCCGAGCTGCGGGACATCCGCGTCGGCTACGCGCCCGCGCTCCGGAAAGCTGCGCGGTCCCTCGCAGGCGAGAAGGTGGGGGCGTGGGTACTTGCCCCGCCGGACCCCGCCAAGGCGTCTGAGGCCGATCTCCGGGCCTTCCTCAACCCCGTGGCGGGGCAGGTCCGGACGCTTCCCACCGAGGGCACCGACCTGGTGATCCCGTTCGGTTCCGGGAACACTGCTGCCGGGATCCTCTACGGGTTGTCCTTCCCCGGCGAAGCTGCCGTGCAGCGGGTACACCTCATCGGGATCGGCCCAGACCGTCGACCGTGGCTCGGGGAGATCCTAGAAGCTGCCGGGGTCAACACCCTGGAGTTCAGCGAACGGTTCGAGGTGAACTACCTCCAGACCCACCCGTGGTTCGCGACGTACGGCGACCGAATGCCGGGGCAGTTCGACGGGATCGAGCTCCACCCCACGTACGAGGGGAAGGTCGTCCGCTACCTGGACCTCCTCCGCCCCGAATGGTGGACCCGGAGAGACGGGACGACCGCCCTGTGGATCGTGGGCGGTGAGATCCGATGACGCGTAGGCTGCACCCTTGCCGGACATGCGAACCGGAGACCGAGGGGAAGTTCCCCATCAAGCGAGGGTTCACCAGGCACAAGGACCGGCGGTGCTCTCGCTGCCGTCGATTCGGTCCGCCGAAGCCGAAGGGGTGGCCGTGGGGGAGGGCAGCATGACACGGGCTGTCTACGTCGTCGGCGGAGCGGGCGCCGGGAAGTCGACGTTCACCTCGAGGGTCATGGATCTTATCGTCCTCGGCCAGACCGCGCTCACCGACCTGCACGCGCTGCCGAACAAGAAGAACATCGTGACCTTCCGGGGGCACCAGCTGACCGACTTCGACGGGCGCAGCGGTCTCTACATCGGGGTCATGAGGGACCACTACCCCGGGACGGATGGCCTGGACCGGGCGTCTTCCCCGGTCGGTGCGGCGTGGCTGCGGCAGGGCAACCTCCCCGACTTCATCATCGGGGAGGGAGCCACCCTATCGACCCGCCCGTTCATCACCGCGCTGCACGAGACGACGGAGCTTCTGCTCGTCCACCTGTTCGCCGAGGAGTTCGTTAAGGAAATCCGGTTCATGCAGCGGGGCTCGGACCAGCAGGAGTCGTTCGTACGAGCCACCGCTACACGGGCAGCCAACCTCACCCGGGACATGGCGAAGATCGGGGTGGAGGTCTGGGAGGCCGATACGGCGGACCCAACGGAGTGGGCCGAAGCGATAGATGTTGTCTGCGACCACCTGCGGCCCCCCACGGACTAGAAACTCGCGCCACACTTTCCTCGTTTCGGTAGCGTATTCTCCATCTCCACGGTAAGATGTTCTTGTTGGGCGCACCGGGCGCCCGCGAACCGGAGGAACCGACATGGAAGAGCGACCCGCCACCGAGCAGATTGACATCGCGGACGTCACCACCACCTACCAGGGTCGGCAGGGCTGCGCCTGCGGTTGCCGTGGGAGCTATGCCACCGAGGGCCGGGCGGTGACGATGCGAGTGAACCGGGTCAACATGGCTATCGCTTCGGGCGCGGGGGTTACCGAGTACGTCTCCACGGCGGAGAACTGCTTCGAGTACATCGCCCCGAACGGCATGGTCACCCGCGTCTACGTCAAGAACTGAAACCAGGAAAGGAACCGGAAGATGGACAAGATCTACTGCACGATCTCCGCAGAGTCGGCCGAGTACGGCAAGGAGAACGCGGAGGTCCCGATCGACGAACTGATCGAGGCGCTCCAGGCCGCGAAGGAGGACGGTGCGACGCACGTCCTGGGTACGTCCGGCAACTACCGGGGAGCGCAGTGGGTGCGCCTCGGTATGCCGGAGGTCGACTGGCTGGAGGACTGAAGCGATGCGGAACCGGACCACCTCCACGTACACCATCGACGTCCAGACCAGCGAACCGAACGCCGTGTGCGACGCGCTGCGGGCCGCTGCCCCCGACGGCCTGGTCATCGCTGCTTCGGGAGTCGACGCGGGTCGGGCCTTCGTCCGATTCCGCGCCGCCAACGACGAGGAGGCGATGCGGATCGCGGAGCAGTTCGACCCGCCGAGCGGTTCCACCCTTCACACTGGCTACGGCATTAACACCCGGATCGTGGCGGTGCAGCCATGAGCGCCCGTTCTCGAGCTCGCCGAGCGCGCCGGGAAGAGCGGTCGCGGAAGCTGTCTGAAGCTGCGCTCTCGATCCGGTGCCGAACGTGCAAGGCGAGGCCCGGAGTCTGGTGCTTCTTCCGGTACAACCTCGGGCCGGACTTCCACCAGAACAGGTGGGACGACGCTCAGAAGATCCTTCTCTCCCGGGAACAAGGCCATGAATAGAGAACAGCGGCGAGAATGGAAGCGGGACGTCAAACGGCGGAAGAACTGCCGAACCCACCCGAGGAAGGAACCGGCGATGATCGCCAAGGAGAAGTGGCAGATTAAGACGATCGCAGTGCTGGAGCGCGTCTTCGAAGAGCGCAAGGCACAGATCGCGAAGCACGGCGAGGCGATGCGCAGCCTGCCGGGAGGCACCGGGCCGGACGTGAAGTGGATCCCGCTGTTCGGGCGGGTCGGCTGGCCGGAAGCGAAGCAGATCCAGCAGGACTTCCGCACCGAGTACGAGGCCGCGTCGGAGGAGGGCAGGCTCACCCGGATGCACCTGGTCCGGGAGGAGATCGCCGAGGCGTTCGAACTCGACGAGAACGACCCGGACTTCGTCGACGAGATCCTCCAGGTCGCTGCGCTGTGTGTGCAGTGGGCTGAGTACCTGATTAACGACCCGCTGGACCGGTCGTGAGCAGCCGCGTCGAGGTCCCGGAGGGCACCCCCGCCGGGGTGGTCCAGGAGGTATGGGTGCTGGGGCAGCCGAGCCCGGCTCGGATCGGCGGGAGGACCTTCGAGTTCCCGCCGTACCGCGTCCGGTGGACCGACGCTATGGCCCGGCAGCAGTACGGCGAGGCGACCGCTCTCGAGGGAGCGAAGAGGTTCGTCGCC